ATGTCCGTCCCTGGGACCGGCAGGCCAGGCCTGACGAAATACTGCTTCTGTTTCGACAGATCTTCCGTCAGGGATACGTGACACGAGGGCGTCCATGGGGGTGAACGGACAGACCCTCGGTACGCCATGGCCTGCTGCTTCGTGGCAGGGGTGGGGTCGGCCGAGTCGTAGTCCACGCTCAGCACGACAGTCCCCGGGGTGCTCGTGGCAGCTTCAGTCTCGTAACAGAACTTCAGCTTCTTGAACTTGTAGGACTCAAAGTTCTTCGCCACATTCGAGAGCCAAGGGAAGGATCCCTCTTGCCCGGGGTTGATCGGGAGAGAGTACGCGAAGAAGGCCGACGGCGGGGGCCCGATCGGTGCCTGAATGTCCTGAATGTACTCTCGGTGGACGATGCGACAATCCCCATTTCGCATGGTGATCATCTTAGGTGGGCTCGAACGTCGAACCTGCCCCTTGGCAACTGAGGCAGACACATCGAAGCCTCCCGCCTGGATGTCGTTACGTCGCATCGCAGCAGTTGTCCCCGCCGGATTGAAATTCCGGGGCTTCTGCTGTTTCTTGCCCTTCTGTTGCGGGCGCCCCTTAGAAGAGGGCTTTGATTTCTTGCCGCCTGGCATGATTTCGAGGTTTCTATATCTAGCACCTCCAACGTTTCAAGAGACTATCCAAATCGAATAGTCCGCAAGTAAACCTGCTTGACCAGAGACTGTTCATCCCCACCAACGGACGCTCCGTCCACCCGTGCAGTCGTTAGACGTTCCGCCTGTCTACGGCTCTCGGGGTCCTCAGACCGAGGCTTAGTACGCAATTCCGAGCATCACATGCTCTATGGGTAAGCGTTTTGGGTGGTTTACAGATGGGGACACTTGCGTAGTACAACGCTCTTCAGCGGGATACAAAGCCTCCCGGCCTGACGGCGACCTCACAGGCCGCCGGTCGGAGGAAGCGGGACGCTTCCCTGAACTGCCAACTCAACCCAAGTCCCACGGGATCGAGCGGCATTGGGGACATCTTGAACACTGCTCATGCGCTTGGCAGCAGTGATGCCCCCGGGGAGTACTGTCTGAAGCCCGAGCGTGAGAGTGCCCCGACTCATTGCTCGGATCTGGGATTCATCCAGAATCTTCTCAGTCTTCAGACGGAACAGCGGTGTGAGCCTACCGTGGCAACGGCACCCTGCCGCCCACTCCTCCCGGATCTCACATGTGTGTGTACAATCATCACGCACGATCCGCCGATCCCAGGGGTCGCGGCACTCTGTGCAGGGGACAGATCGCCGGACGAGCTTTTGGACGCGTTCCGGGCACTTCTTGGGCTCAGTACCACAGAGCCTGCATTTGTCCTCGGCAGACCACGAACGGCCGCAACACCAGAAGATCAGAGTCTCCCGGCTGATCTGCGATAGCAGCTTGAAGAAGCCGACTCGCTGCTCGAACGACTTTAGCTCATGCGCCACGTCACCGGCATCATAGACGTCCCCGACCTGAGCCCAAGGGGCCTGCACAGGTTGCCCCAGAGGTGCGTAGCTCTGCTGCGGGCCGATCACCCATGATCGATAGGGTTGCGTCACAAGGAGCCGTGTCGCAATCGCACGCGCCTGAAAGCTCATGTGGCTCCTCCAGAGGTCGGGCTTGATCTGCCCGAGACCTCCCAGCCATACAGGCGCAAAAAGGTCCCTGCCGGCAAGATTCTGCTCGAGGGCCTGCCCCTGCCACGTCAGGAACAATGCGATGATAGGCCCCTGGATCCACCGGGGACAGGCGCTAAAAAGAGGCGTGACCACCATCTCGGGGCGAAAGACATCCGATGCCAGCTTCGGGATCCCGAAAACCAGTCCCGGGCGGAGCACGTCAATCCGCTGCCAAAAGGGTCTCCCACCGGTGCACACTCGTACATAACGCTGGGAATTGATGACGGCGAATTTCTGGCTTGTGTGGCTTTTACCCGGGGACTTCCGGAGTCCGATGGGGCCGGCGATCGCCCAGAAATCCTTTTCGATCTGAGGAGAGGATCTGGCGAGGCGGTCGTCCCCATTGATCAATACCCTCGAAGCACACTCCCGGAATTGCCTCCACCCAAAACGTCGGTACTCGCGCACGTTCCGTCGAAGGGCGTCCCGGATGAAGGCCGCGACCGAGCACCCCATGTTGATGAGGCACAGGAGAAGGAAGGACGTGCCCTGGCCCATGAGCTGCCCCTCCCTCTTCCGGGCCTTGAGGTAGTACGTCTTGACCGAATGAAACCCGCGTCGGTCGCCTGTCGGGAAGGCAGGCGTTTTGTCCTGCATCCGGCAGAAACACAACGGATGCGCGCAGACCTGTACATCACAGCGCACGATCGCACGGTACTTGTCCTCCCGCCCTGCTGACTCGAGAACGAGCCCTCCGCCACAGTCCAGAGCCTTACCGGCATTTCGACAGCGGAGCGGCACTCGGCCATAGTGCAGGGTCTTGTCCCCATTATCGTCGAGGACCTGCCTCTGACCGACAAATCCCTGACTAAGTTGCGTCAGGATAGAGTGCGAAAGCTGATGCGACAGGTCATCCGACGCCGCCGCGAAATCGCTAGACTCGCAGGACTCTGGGGACGGTCCCAAGACAGAATTGACGTGCGTGGCATCAATCTGACCCTGGAGGGACCGGAAGGTGGGGCACTCCAGCTCCATGGCTGCATAAACGTCCTGCTGGAACTCACGGACGACAGTCGCACAGGCCGGAACCCCGGAGGTGACGGTCCGCAGCTTGAAGGCCGCTTCAGAGACCGTCGTGACGTGGAGATCGTCACTCTTCCCGCTGTCCAATTCGTAGACGGATTGCTTGAGGACATGTGCCGTCCATTGGAGCTCTGTCCGCGGGTACTCCTCCTGGGCAATGTACCGAAATTGCCCGGTCCCGTCAACATACTCGGGAACCCACCGGACCGAGGGCTCCTCCTGGAGGCATGTAATATCGGGACCACGAAGATCGAGGGGCGCGACATGGTCGAAACGCGCCCTTCCGTCTGTATCCACAGGACGGATCGGGAGCCGCAACAGCGGACTCTCGTCAATCTTCTCTTTCCAGGCCACCATGATGTCACCCGAGGATCCCTCCTCGTGACACCCTTCAAATGTCCTGACCATGTGAAGCTGTTTACCCCCAACAGCTCTTTTGGAAAAAGTGCTCCCCGTCACCTTCGCAGGCCTTCGGATACGGAAAACCTCGAACTTTTCCCTGAGTCGGCAGGAAAGCCGGTCAAGGAGAGGGAGGAGAGCACTGCGCACCTCCATACCTGTCGAAGCGGTTGATGAAGCCGACTCGACTTTGGCTGCGTGCGCATACTGTGACTTGAGGACGGCCCGCTCGGAAGCGTAACCCATCACAGCTTTGCAGGCAAACAGAGACTCGGCGAGCGAGCATGAATACCTGCTGACGGCCTTGCGCGCCTTTACACTGAATAGGCGCGGCCCAAGCCATCTCTCAAGGGCACCAACGAGCCGCATCTGCTCGTGTTCGGTGCCGAAGAGGCGAGCTGAAAACTGCTCGCAAAACTTCTTTGCTCGTGAAGCAAAGAAGGTTTCGTCATTTTCAGGCCCAATGCAGAGTCTCCTAACGTTCTGCCTGGCTGAAAAAATGACAAGAGGGGGGGCTCCCCACGCTCGCAGCACACTCGAGAACTTATCGATAAATGCGTCTGCGACGGGCAACCCCTTGAGCCGGAGATCCAAGTGATCGATCCCAATCGGCTTCTCATCGTAATCTACCTGGCGTGACACCCGAGAGGGAATGTCAGCCGGATTTTGCGATGTCAACTCGCCCGAAGGCGAGACGGATGGGGCTCTTTTTCCATCCATTTTAATTGAAGTGAATTCGTACGATATCACTATGTCCC